TAATATACTTTTACAAAATGCTAAAGAATATTCCTGTAACCAGGGATAAACTTGTGGATCACTTAATAGCATACTGTCCGGTTTATAATTGTAAATCCAAAGAAGAACACCTTCAAAATTATCATTTTCAGGGTCTAAATTTGGTATCATAAACTGAGTTTTTTGTAAGTCAGTTCCTGTAACGCTGGTAGCCCCCAGAGTTTGATTTGCCAAAACTGTAATTTGTGTCCCGGCTGGATTAATTGTCTGTATTCGATATTGCGAGTTATATCCTTGAACGGGACATTTTTGAATATAAACACTGTCCCCAATCTTAAGTTGGGTCTGTGGTCTCTGAAGAACTATTTGTATTTCAGCGCCCACTGCTACCAAAGAATTAAGATTAATTACAGTGCCGTCGTCGTACGGAATTTTTCTTACTAATGTAAGCTTTTTGGTGACTTTGTTCCAGGTATAGTTAATATATCCCCCAAACATCATCATTGCCAATTCTTGATACTGTGCAAATAATTCATAATTTGTCAGTCCACCAACACGACCAGCTACCAACATATAAGTGTTTAAATAGCCCGATGCAAACGGTTCAAATTGGCTGGCTGTTGTGCCTGTTGTACTACCTATACCGCGTCGAAAAATCTGTCTAACTTCCATAATATTATTTGGAAGAATGTATTCTTGAACGTTCGGAATTAAATCCAGGAATGCATAACTTTCTTCTACACTGTTTTGTGCTTTTTGTCTGTATTTTGTAAGTGCTTGTTTAATAGCAAGATCGTAATGTTCTTTGTCTAATTCTACATCAACTATTTGATCGCCTAAACGAAGCCTTATATAGTCAATCATTTCGTTGCGTAACTGAGCTAATGTCTGAATTTGCTCATTTACTGCCATGGCACTTTCTTGGCTAATAAAGCCGGGGCCGCCTAAATTTTTAGTTCTTAAACTAAGATCCCCTTTTAAATCTGGTTGTATTACAACATCGGTCATAAAAATAGTCCTGTTAGCAATATTTAGCTAACAGGACTGAACGACACATTATGAAATTAACTGGCTTTTAACAGCAGTATATCTATGCCAATTCTACCATTGAGTTTGGTTTCCACTGCTTTGATATCTTTCATAAAAGTTCGCAGTGCTATTTTGCCGGCTTTTGCAAACTCTTTAAGTTGTTCCTCGGGTTTTCTTAGAGTCTTGCTCACAGATTTATCTGCATCAAATCCAATTATAGTAGTCCCTTTGACTGACAACGTTTGATATGAAGCAGCCACATATTTTCCAAGTTTTCTAGTTTTATTATTATAAATCCACAGTTCCGCTGAGCCCACAATATCTGCAGGATTAATGGACACAATTTTTAAGAGTTTATCTTCTTTTGCGTATTTGAGTTTTGAAATGACTTTTTCTTTGCTAGGGGCTTTCTTGACCCTTGCTTTTTTTGTTGCCTTTTTTACACCGCGATATTGTTCAATTGCAGCCAATAGATCTTCGATCCATTTAATACGTTTTTTAAAATCTGCGACTTTATAATGACTGTAACCTTCAACCAATTGAGGATCAGTTTTTTGCCTTGCATTTTCAAGTTCGTCTTTTCGCTTTTGAAAAAGATTTTCATACTTCACCAATTGACTTTGTACTACATTATTATTGATTAGCCAGTCATAAAATTTTATATTAGTCTGATCAATTTCGTCGTAGTAACCCTCAAGTTCACCAATTAGTTCACTTGTTTTTTCTGCAAGTCTATCTTGAATTGTCGGTTTATAAGGTTCAGCTACTTTTGTAGCTACAACTTCAATTTTTTCTGGCTCAGCGTCACGAATAGCTTCATTGATAGAATTGGTCAGGTACGCAAGGTGTCTTTCTCTTAGAGTCATTCCGACGTTATGAGCCATGACTAGACTGCAAGCAGTCATTGGCACACTACGATCGCCGGCACGATCAAAGGCTTTAATTTGTTCCTTATCCCATGTACCAACAGATTTCATCCATTCAGTGACATATTTTTTACAATCTTTTTGATTGTAAAAATAATTGTAGTAGTAAAAACTTCGACGCAAACGATTATCAAATTGATCGTCGGGCCAATTCACAGACTCTGAAGGCCACTCCGGCTCAGGGCCTGTATATTTTTCATCCGCAAATAGCGGATTACGAATTTTAACTTCTTTCTTTTTAACCTTAATTCCAGCAACAATTGCCATTTTTTACTCCGGTTTAATTAAAATTGCCATAGTTATATAGCTTTCTAAATTTGTCAATGCTAGTTCTAATTCCGACTGCTTCTTTTCGTATTCACTGGTGGGTTTTCCCACTCGACGGCATTCTACTAGAGCCTTGTCCCTTTCGTTATTTAATGACATAACGTTGGTATACATTTTTGTAAGATCCCGTTTTGTCTGCCCAAAAGGATAAGAGCGAACTATTTTATCGCATACACTTAATCGATTTAACAACTCTGGCTGTTGATAGTCCATTTTTTAATTATACATGAAATGGGTTTTTGTGTCAACTTAACCATAAATATACAATAAACGGAATTAAAAATGCCTAGACTAAGCATGTGGCGTGAAAACCACACCAATGACTACAACTTTTTCGATAAAGTTATAAGTGAACAATTTACAGTTGGCGGAACCGGTATTCTGTTGCACAAGTATGTGGGGACGAATACCCAAGCAAATTCGTATGCAACTTCGAATTCCACCGTTTCTGGCCGTACTTTATACTTTTCCAACGTTGCTACTTTTGAAGTAGGACAAACTGTAAGCGGAATTGGAATTTCCGCTAACACTGTAATTTTTAGTACAAATTCCGCAGTGAATACCGTGACACTTTCGTCTAATGTCACATCAACTATTAGCTCAGGGCAACCAGTTAACATTTTTTGGAAAGATGGCACTCAACCTGTTTATCAAAATCAAAGTGCCTTAAATATTCAAGATTTGTTATTTTTAGAAAACAGGGATCGAAAATATGATACTTCCGTCTATACTCTTCGGGGTGTTTATAATGTTAATGATAATGATTTTGATTTAAAACAATTTGGTATTTTTTTAAGTGCAGATACTATCTATATGACGTTTCATTTAAATGATACGGTAGCAGCACTGGGTAGAAAAATAATGTCAGGTGATGTATTAGAACTTCAACATAAAAAAGATTATTACCCACTTAATGCTGACATTCCGGCTGTGTTAAAAAGGTATTATGTAGTACAAGATGCTAGTTTTGCCGCCGAAGGATTTAGTCAAACATGGTGGCCACATCTATGGCGAGTTAAATTAACTCCGTTGGTGGACAGTCAAGAATATAAAGATATACTAAATCAGCTCACAGGCAATGATGCAAATGCTACTCCCGTTGGAAATTATTTGAGCACCTTAGACAAACTAATTAATATCAATGATGCAATCATTGAACAAGCAGAAATTGATGTTCCTAAAAGCGGAACAGACACTGATAATTTATACATAGAACCGATTAATCCTGACGGAAGTCCAGGGGATCCTACTGGCGTACAAGTAGATATATCCACAATGACCGTTGATTCTTCTTTAAATTTTGCGTCAGTTCAAGCAACGACTCCGGACACAGACATACCTGCATATTTGGGAGGCGATGGTAGCACCCCTAACGGCTGGCCTGTTACTGTTGGTACTTCTTTTCCAAACAGTCCCACAATCGGGGACTATGCTTTACGCACAGATTACGTACCTAATAGGTTGTTTAGATACAATGGCACTAGATGGATTAAAATTGAAGACAGTGTAAGAACAAGTCTGACTCCTGGCCCAAATAATCAAACACAACGTAGTGTATTTGTAAATAATACAACCACATTTACAACTAAGGAAGGTCAGACATTACCTACTAGACAATCGCTTAGTAAAGCACTAACACCCAAGGCAGACAATTAATGGCCCTACAACAATTTTTTTATGATCAACAGATACGAAGATATATAATTCAGTTCATTCGTATGGTGTCTAATTTCCAAGTCGAATTTGGCAAAGATCGACAAGGTATCATTGCATATCAACGAGTTCCTGTGGTATATGGTGATAGCAGTAGACAAGTAGCCAGCATTATACAACAAAATAGCGAAAACATACTTCACGCCGTTCCTGCCATGGCTGTTTATGTTGATAATTTAACTTACGATAGATCTAGAGTTCAAAATCCAACGTATGTAGGAAAATTGAATCTACGAGAAAGATATTATGATGCTAACACAGGAGAATATTCTACTACCCAAGGAGATGTTCTCACAGTCGAAAGACTTATGCCAGTTCCGTATCTGTTAACTCTTAAATTAGATATTTGGACCAGTAATACCGAACAAAAATTGCAACTATTAGAACAGCTAACTATTCTGTTCAACCCTGCATTAGAAATACAGAGTACTGATAATTATATAGACTGGACTAGTTTAAGTTATGTTTTGCTGACCAGTGTACAATGGAGCTCAAGAACAGTTCCAGTTGGCACTGATACCCCCATAGATGTTGCGACATTAACTTTTGAATTACCAATCTTTATTAGTGCTCCTGCTTTAGTCAAAAAATTAGGAGTTGTACAAAAAATTATTGCTAGCATTTTCGATGCCAATGGAAATATCGATGAAGCAATTTATAATGAATCAAATTTAATGAGCAGACAGACCTTTACCCCGTTACAGTATGGCACGATTCTATTAGGCAACGAGATAAGACTGGTAAAATACAATCAACACGTTCAAGATAATTTTGGGCAGCAAATAATAAAAGAACTAACAGGTAACGTAAATGGCACATCAGTATATGTGTCAGACTCTGACGGTGTTGAAGAAAAAATGATAGTTAGTTCTGTTTCTATTCAATCCAATGCTGTTACTACCATTCGTCCTGTAACAAATTGTGTGGTTTTATCTGTTAGCGGAGATCGAATTTTTACTAGCAACACAGTTGTAGGAAATACCGGAGATCGAATTGCATTTACACCAGTTACTCAGAAATCGGGCTCGAGTGAACCTTGGAGAGATTTAATAAATGTATATGGAAATCTTACCAATGGCACCAGCACTATCGCATTTGAACTCGAAGACGGAAACAATATTGTAGGTACTGTAGCTTATAAT